CCCGACGCGGTGGTAGAAAATCTCGCAGATCCCGACGTGGTGGTAGAAAATCTCGCAGATCCAGACGTGGTGGTAGAAAATCTCGCAGATCCAGACGTGGTGGTAGAAAATCTCGCAGATCTAGACGTGGTGGTAGAAAATCTCGCAGATCTCGCAGACGTTAAATCAATATAGAAATTTATAAAATTTAAAATCATTATTCATTATATATGAGTAATGATTTAGCAACATCAACATTAATATTTATTTATGATAATATTTTTGCTATATTTTTTGTAGTTATTCTATTATCTGTATTAACTATTTATATAGTCATAAATGATATTACTTTTAAGGAAAAAACATTAAAAGTAGATAAAGTAATTACGATTGAAAAATTTACAACAGATGAACTAAAACACGAAACATCTGAAGATATGAGAAATGATGGGTCATGTGATAAATTAAAATTCAAAGATTCTTGTACTGCTTTAGGGAGTTGTGTATGGGTTACTGCCGGAACTTCTGATAAAAGATGTGTATCTGCCAATCCAAATATAGATAATACCGCTCCTGGAAGCGATGGTCCAGAAAAAAAATGCTTTAAAAAAAATGGTAAACTTATTCCATGGGAATTATACTATTATTTAGACGGAAAAGATATAAAAGAAATCCCAATTGGTATTAGCACATGTTAAATATACAACCCTATAGAATTATATATTAAATTGATTTAAAAGATTTTTATTATTATTAATAATAATATGTCTGAAGAAATAGCAATCGGGATTGATTTAGGTACAACATACTCTTGTGTAGGAGTATGGAAAAATAATAATGTAGAAATTATTGCAAATGAACAAGGAAATAGAACAACACCTTCATATGTTGCTTTTAATGATACAGAAAGATTAATCGGGGATTCTGCAAAAAACCAAATATCTATAAACCCGGAAAATACAATTTTTGACGCTAAACGATTAATTGGTCGCAAATTTAACGATGATCAAATTCAACAAGACATGAAACATTGGTCTTTTAAGGTAACTGGTGATAAGGACGATAAACCACTTATAACCGTCAATTATAAGGATGAAGAAAAAATAATGAAACCTGAAGAGATATCTGCCATGATATTAACTAAAATGAAGCAAATATCTGAAAACTTTTTAGGTAAAACTGTTACATCAGCTGTTATAACTGTACCTGCATATTTTAATGATGCTCAGAGACAAGCAACCAAAGATGCTGGTAAGATTGCCGGTCTTAAAGTATTAAGAATTATTAATGAACCGACTGCGGCAGCAATTGCATATGGGTTAGATAAAGGTATGGATGTTGAGCAAAAGGTTTTGATTTTTGATTTAGGAGGAGGGACATTTGATGTATCATTGCTTTCTATTGACGATGGTATTTTTGAAGTGTTGGCCACTGCTGGAAATACTCATTTGGGAGGGGAAGATTTCGATAGTAGGATGGTTGATTATTTTATTGATGAAATTAAAAAGAAACAACGTATTGATATTTCAAAAAATAAAAGATCATTGAGAAGATTAAGAACTGCATGTGAAAGGGCAAAACGATCATTATCGACAAGTACTCAGGCTTTTATAGAAATAGATAGTTTGGCTGATGGACAGGATTTTAGTTCAACTATTACACGAGCACGATTTAATGAGATAAATATGGATTATTTTAAAAAATGTTTAGATCCTGTGGAAAAAGTATTAAAAGATGCCAAAACGAGTAAAAATCAAGTAGATAAAATTGTGTTAGTAGGGGGTTCTACGAGAATCCCTAAAATTCAGGAGTTATTATCAGAGTATTTTAACAATAAAACTTTATGTAAAGATATTAACCCCGATGAAGCAATTGCATACGGTGCTACAGTTCAAGCAGCCATTTTATCTGGTGTAAAATCAGAAAAACTGGATGATTTATTGTTGTTGGATGTAGCACCGTTATCATTAGGGATCGAAACATCAGGCGGTATGATGACCAATTTAATATCTAGAAATACGACTATTCCTACGAAAAAAAGTCAGACTTTTTCAACATATGCAGATAATCAACCCGGAGTATTAATTCAAGTATATGAAGGAGAACGTAAATTTACAAAGGATAATAATCTATTGGGTAAATTTCAATTAGATGGTATACCACCAATGCCTAGAGGAACACCTCAAATAGAGGTAACATATGATATTGATGCAAATGGTATTTTGATTGTTTCTGCGGTAGAAAAAAGTACAGGAAAAGAACATAAAATTACAATTAAAAATGATAAAGGAAGATTAAGCAAGAGTGAAGTAGAAAAGATGGTAGCAGATGCAGAAAAATTTAAAGAAGAAGATGAAAAGAATGCTGCCAGAATAGAAGCTAAAAGCAAATTAGAAAATTATTGCTACTCTATAAAACAAACGTTAAACGACGAAAAATTACAGGATAAAATTTCTGAGGAAGATAAGACAACTGTAACTGAAAATATTGAGGAGACTTTAAAATGGTTATCTGATCATCAAGATGAAGAAAAAGAAATATATACTGAAAAATACACCGAATTTGAACAATTAGTTACTCCTATTATGACAAAGATCTACCAACAATCTACACCAGAAGGAGGAATGCCCGCGGGAATGCCTGGTGGAATGCCCCCAGGAATGGCAGAGGCAATGGCTGGTGGAATGCCTGGTGGAATGCCCGCGGGAATGGCAGAGGCAATGGCGGGTGGTATGCCTTCACAACCGGAAGAAGATAATATTAAGATTGAGGAAGTAGATTAATACTTTAGATAAAATTAAATTTTATATAATAATATAAAATTGATTTAATCATTATTTATATATATATTATATAAATCATGATTATTCCTATTAAATGTTTCACATGCGGTAAAGTCTTAGCTGATAAATATTTGTTTTATCAGAAAGAAGTTAGAAAAATAAAAATAGAACAAAATATTGAACAAAATCGAGTTAGTTATTTAGATGAAAATAATTATAAAAAAACACCAGAAGGTATTGTTTTAGATAATATTAAATTAACTAAGATTTGCTGTAGACGTCATATGCTCACACATGTAGATATAGAATAAAGGTGTTTTATAAGTTCATTAGATATTTTAAAATAATTAATATTTTTTTAAATATTTATATTTTTTTAAATATTTATATTTTTTTAAATATTTATATATCAAGAAGAAAAAACATTTTCAAGAAAAGAGTTACAAATAAAAGGGTTACTAATAAAAGAGTTACTAATAAAAGAGTTACTAAAAAAAAGAAATCAAGAAGAAAAAACAAAGGATTATCTGTTTCGCGTAAAAAACTTAATTATTATAAAAAAAAATTTAAGAAATTTACCAAAAATAATAGAAAAATGAGAGGAGGTTCAAAATCTAATTTCACATATGGATGTAAATATCCGCAAAATATTGGAAGTGTTATAACAGGATATGCAAATAATACCAATCCTTTTTTACCTGATCCCAATCCATTAAATTCAAATATTCGACCCCATGTTCTACAAAAAGGAGGTGGATCAATGTATGATTTTGGTTTAGGAGATTTATTATTAAACTATAACAAAGCAACTAATTTTGGACAAAATATATGGCATAGGTATAAAGGTAACAAAAATGAAATGCCTGCTAACCCTACTCATCAACCAGAATTAAGAAAAAGTTTAACTGCCGACCATAATACACCAGATGTTCCAAAATACTATTCACATGCAACAATTAAAGCAGCAAGCAATACTTTATAAGGGTTTAAAATTAAAAAATTAAACATACTCCCAAAAAAAAGTTATTTTCATACTATATAATAAATGAACATTATTGATACTTTAAAACAATTGTGTACTCCCGCCCAAATATATTTTGCAATATCATTTTTATCTATTTTTTCAATGATGATCCAAAATATTCAAGATCCACATGCTTATTGTTGCGGATTAGTTAGTGCAGCAAGTCCAGTTAATAACATATTTTACTTTATATTTAAAATTATCTATGTTTTTGTATGGACCTATATATTAAATTTATTGTGCAAAAAAGGATATAAAACAATATCATGGGCAATATTATTGTTACCATTGATAGGTATGTTTATTTTAATTGGATTACTATTAATATCTCTCCAACGTATTTAATTCTTCAAATAATTTACCAATAAATGATTTATTGGTAACTTGTGTTAAAAAAATGATATCAATATATTATAAATGAACCATTCTGAAATATCTTGGAAGACAATTGACACTTTTTTTAAAGATGATAAACATATATTAGTAAAACACCACATAGACTCATATAATAATTTTTTTTCAAAGGGTATTCAAGAAATTTTTAAAGATAGAAATCCTATCCGTTTTTTTAAAGAAATAGATCAAGAAACTCAAACATATAAATATGAATGTGAACTTTATTTAGGTGGAATTAATTGTGATAAAATTTATTACGGAAAACCAATTATATATGATGAAACTGATGATGATATATCTAGATCACACTATATGTATCCAAATGAAGCAAGACTTCGCAATATGACATATGGATTTACTATACATTATGATGTTGATGTTAAATTTAAAATATTAATCGAAAAAAATGATGGTTCGACCGGAATGGAAAAATTTCATGTTCACGAAGAAACAATTGAATTGGAAAAAATATATTTTGGGAGATTTCCTATTATGCTTCAATCAAATATGTGTTTAATGAAAGGGTTGGAACCAAACGCTAGATTTTATATGGGTGAATGTAAAAATGATCCGGGTGGATATTTTATTATTGATGGAAAAGAAAAAGTGATTGTATCTCAAGAGGGGAGGGCGAATAATATGCTTTATGTATTAAAAGATATTAACGAATTATATCTTTACAGTGCTGAAATTAAATCTGTAAGTGAAGATGCATCTAAACCTATAAGAACTTTAGCAGTAAGAATGGTTAAAGAACAACCCAGTAAAACAAATCGCCAATTAGTTGTAAGCGTCCCACAAGTCCGTAAACCTGTCCCCCTTTTTATTGTTATGAGAGCATTAGGTATCGTATCCGACAAAAATATCATTAAAACATGCTTATTAAACTTGAAAAAATATGAAAATTATATTGATTTATTTATACCATCCGTTCATGATGCTGGAAATATTTTTACACAAAAAGCAGCATTATTATATATCGCAACTCTTACAAAGGGTAAAACTTTAAACCATGTGATGAATATTCTAACCAACTTTTTCTTACCACATATTGGTGAAAGAAATTTCAATGCAAAAGCACTTTATTTGGGATATATTGTTAAAAATTTACTGGATGTACATTTAGATATATCACATCCTACTGATAGAGACAGTTATAAATTTAAACGTATGGAAGTCTCTGGTATTTTATTAAAAAATTTATTTAGAGAATATTATAAAAAACAACAAGATAATATATTTTTAAAAATAGATAAGGAATATTTCTATAAACATAATCAAAGTTCCTATCAAGATTTAGATTTTATAAATTTAATTGTTGCAAATAAAGCGGCTTTTTTTAAAGAAAGAATTGTTGAAACTGGTTTTCGCAGAGCTTTTAAAGGTGACTGGGGTTCCGAAGCACATACAAAAAAACCGGGAGTAGTTCAAGATTTAAATCGCTTGTCTTTTTGGGGATTTCTTTGTCAATTACGAAAAACCAATTTATATATTGGAGCAGATGGCGCCAAAGTTATAAAACCACGTTTACTCCATTCAACGCAGTTTGGATTATTATGCCCTCATCATTCACCAGATGGAGGTAATATTGGATTACATAAACATTTATCAACCTCAACTCATGTTACAAGTGGATGTTCTGGAAGACCTTATATTAATTACTTAAGAAATTTGCAAAATACTGGAATCAAACTTTTAGAGGAATGTTCATATGATTATTTATCTAGTTCAACAAAAATATTTGTCAATGGAAACTGGATCGGCTGTACTCACAACCCGTTAAAAATTATTACTATTATGAAATTACATCGACGAAATAATTTTATCGATATTTATACTAGTATTTATTTTAATATACAAAAAAATGAGATCATTATATGTAGTGATGCTGGTAGACCGATTAGACCTCTTTTTTATATTGCAGATGATCAGTTAAGTTATTCCAGAGAAAACATTGTAGAAAAATATAAATCGGATGATATGTCATGGTTTGAAATTACTAGAGGATTTAACGGAAATAAAAAAGAAAATAATTGTGAAATTATTACACCCAAACAGGTTGAAAGATTACAGCAAAATTCTAGTATTGTAGAATATATAGATACGCAAGAAGCAGAGGGTATTAAATTAGCACATTCTTCATTAGATAAAGAAAATTATGTAAAAAATAAAATTACTCATTTTGAAATCCATCCTTCACTCATACTTAGTTTTATGGCAAATCAAACTATTTTTCCCGAAAATAACCCATGCACCAGAAATACATTCGCATGTGGACAAGCAAAACAAGGTGTATCTTTATATCATAGTAACTACCAAATTCGTCTAGATAAAACAGCATATGTTTTAAATAATGGTCAATTACCTCTTACAAAAAGTAGATATCTAAAATATTTGACAAATGAAGAACATCCATATGGAGAAAATGCTATTGTGGCCATTATGTGTTATTCGGGTTTCAATGTTGAAGATGCTGTTATTATAAACGAGGCTTCTTTGCAAAGAGGATTATTTAGAACTACCTATTTTAATACATATGAAACACATGAAGAAATAGAAAAAGTTGGTGGTTTCAAAATACAAAATAAATTTATGAGCCACAAATCAAATAATATTATTGGATTAAAACAGGGATATAATTACGATTTGCTAGACGAAAAATCAGGATTAATTAAGGAAGAAGTTCGAGTAGATGAAAAAACAATCTTAATAGGTAAAGCCACCAATAGTCTCACAAATTTAGATACTTATAACGATACTTCTATTGGTCCGAAAAAAGGCCAGGTCGGCGTCGTAGATAAATCATTTATGACTAGTGGGCAGGAGGGTAAAAGAATAGCAAAAGTTAGAATTCGAGCAGAACGCATTCCGCAGATAGGGGATAAATTTTGTTCAAGGGCTGGTCAAAAGGGAACAATTGGTCTTATTATGAGAGAACAAGACATGCCATGCACGGCAGAGGGTATTAGACCAGATATTATTGTCAATCCACATGCAATGCCTAGTCGTATGACTATTGGTCATTTGGTCGAAACATTAATTAGTAAGACTGCTGTTATTTATGGGGGATTTGGTAATTGTACTGCATTTGAAAATAAAGGATCTAAACATGAAGAATTTGGAAAAATGCTCACACATGCAGATTATCATAAATCTGGTAACGAAGTATTATATAATGGAATGACCGGTGAGCAATTAGAGGCTGATATCTATTTTGGACCAACATATTATTTAAGACTTAAACATATGCCTAAGGACAAAATTAATTATAGAGCACGAGGTCCCAGAAATGTATTAACACGACAAACAGTACAGGGAAGAGCAAATAATGGTGGTTTGAGAATAGGAGAAATGGATCGGGATTGTTTAATTGCCCATGGGATGGGGCATTTTATAAATGACTCCATGATGGAGCGGGGAGATCAGTTTTATATGGCCATTTGTAATATTAGTGGTTGTATAGCAGTTTATAACGAAGATAAAAATATCTTTCTAAGTCCTCATGTAGACGGACCATTGAAATTTGTTGGAAATATTAATAGTGAAATGAATATAGTAAATGTTAGTCGGTTTGGTAGAGATTTTAGTATTGTTAGGGTTCCTTATGCATTTAAATTATTGATGCAAGAATTAATAACCATGAATGTTCAAATGAGAATTATTACAGATAAAAATGTAGATCAAGTACTTTCTTTATCTGACGGAAATACTATGGAAAAAATGACCAAAATTAATCTTGATAAAATTAGTAAATCTCTCAAAAAATCTCAACAATCAAAAATCTCTCCATCGCTGGTAAAGGAAAAAACTCCTTCATCTATAGATGAAGATCAAACTATTATAAATACAGTTTCACAAGAAGATGATGTGTCAGAAGATGTCAACTATGAAAGGAATTTTTCATCAAAAGAAGAAGTGCCAGAAGATATGTCAGAAGATGTTAATTATGAAAGAAATACTATTCAAGATAGTGTTCAGCAAGAATTTAACAAGGGAGATATAGTTATGGTGGAAGGACAAGAAGGAACCTTTACAGTAGGAGAATTTGATGAAGACGACGGAGAGTATAACTTACAAAACAAAAAAACTGGAGAATTAATATGGAGCACAAAAGATAAATTAAGACTTAAATCAGAAAGTCCAGATTTTGCTCCAGAAAGTCCAGATTTTGCTCCAGAAAGTCCAGATTTTGCTCCAGAAAGTCCAGATTTTGCTCCAGAAAGTCCAGATTTTGCTCCAGAAAGTCCAGATTATGCTCCAGAAAGTCCAGATTATGCTCCAGATGATGGCACCGAAGATCTTTTTGATAACGCAGATTTTTGGAGAAGTGATACTAAACTTGATAAACCGGATGTAGCACAAACCGTTTTTGAACGTGCTAAAATTGGCAACCCACCTACTACAGAAAAAGAAAAGAATGAAGATACGATGGTAAATATATTAGGAGAAATAGAAGAGGATACTGGAGAGAAAATTATTACAAAAATTGTAAGTAAAACAAATAAAGAAGGTTTAGAGAAATTATCAACAATAGAAGATATTACTGAAAAATCAGAAGAAAATCAAGAAAATCCTACCAAAACTATTACACCAACCCCGTAATTAAAATTGAAAAAAACATTATCTGAAAAGCATATTAATAATATACTTTATTATTAATATATAAATGAGCACAAAAATTACTAACAGTCAAACTATATCCAAAATTTTTAAATCTCGAAAAATTTTCTTGAAACAAGCAGAAGATAAAGGATTCGATACCTCAGATTATAATAATTTTAGCATTAATGAAATTGCAGTACTTTATACCAATAATCAGTTAGATTTATTACTTAAGCATACTAAAACGGGGAAAAAATTGTATTTTAAATATCAATTATTACCAAAATTACGAACAAATCATGTTTATGATTTTATTGAAGATTTATTTAATATTGATGATATTTTAAAACAAGAAGATGATCTTGTAATTATAACAAAGGAAAGAAGAAATGATAATTTAACTAGCTTTTTAAATATATTATATAAAAAAGAAAAATATTTTGTAAATACCTATAATTTAAATGATTTTATGTCTAATATTTTAGATAATGATCAAGTACCTCCCCATAGAATTTTATCAGATGAAGAAAAAGAAGAAATTAAGCAAAAATACAATATATTAACAGATAAACAGTTTCCAGAAATATCTAGATTTGACCCTATTTCAGTTATTTATGGAATTCGTCCCGGACAAGTTTTCGAAATTATACGTTCAAGTCCAACGTCATTACAAACAAAATATTATCGTTTATGTATATAAGTAATGTCTGGTTATGATGAGAAAATTCCATTGGGAAAACAATTAGAAAATTTAAAATATAGATGGTCAACGGCTACTAAAAAATACGTGACGCATTATCCTGACTATAAATTAGGAATAGATAGATCACAGTATAATCGTGCTCTCGCACAGGTAAGAAAAACATATAATGATGTATCTATTTTAAAGTCTAATTTAGATGGTAATATTTCATCTAATGCAAAAAACTTACAACAAAAAGATATACAAATCAAGGACATTAAGAAAAAATACAACGATCAGCATATTGTATTAACAAGTCAAATAGGAAATAATAAAGCAGCAAAACCATTTAAAATACAAAAATATGATGAGAATAGTAAAAGTTATATTTTTTCAAGTTTTTACACAATATCTATATTTACACTTAGTTTTTTTATTTATAAACAATTAAACAGTAATAATGTTTTATAGTAATATTGTTTTATAGTAATAATGTTTTCTAAGAATAATGTATATGTTTCAACAAGGAAAAAAATTCAAAAACTATCAAAATAAATATAATAATTTAGTAAAAAATAAAAATATCGAACAGATATCATCAGGTAAAATTAATATTGTTAATAATTTGAGATATACTAATTTTACATCTATTGAAGGATTTGAAGATAAAGTAGAAAAAATGAACAACGATGAATTAGATAAACTTGAAATTTTAGAGAAATCATTTGACGACACAATGAAACAATATATAGTTAAATATAAAAAATATTTAGAAGAATTGCAAACTAGACAATCATCAGAAAAAAGTCAATATAGAAATAAAGTTATTAAGGATGTAAATGGTGATAAGTATTATGTAAATAATATTGGAATGGCTAGACAATTTACAGATTCTGCTTGGGTAGATAAAGACAATTCATGTTCAGACCCAACAACTACCCTTAGTGCCCAAGAATTTTCCCAAATTAGTTTAGGATCTTCTATGGGTATTGGTGAAAAATGTACACCAGGAGGATATAATGCTGTAGATTCATCTTCGGGAACAACTGCATGGATAGATACTTTAGGATACAAACATTTTTATAATGATTTTAGAAATAAACATTCTACATGTCCTACACAAACACAACCATTAACTTCAATACAGTTTAATGCTATTCCAAATGGAAACTCTTTTGGTCGTGATGATCCTTGCTCTATTATTAGTTTAGATTCACCATTATATGATCAAATTATGACCCTTAATGGCCAATTAATGAGAAAAGTTGAAGAAATGAAAACAGAAGTTGATTTATTAAAAAATTCCGATATTGCTTTAGACAAAAATATTGTAATACAAAAACAAAAATTAATGAATGTGTATAATGATTTAAAAAAACAAAAATTAAAAATTAATAAATTAAAAACTAGAAACAAAACTATGATTGCCGAAACAGATGAATTAATTCTTAACAGTTCTGCTATACAATTTCACCATTTAATTTGGATGGTGGTAGGTGGAACTCTTTTGACATCTGTAATTATGTATTCCAAGTAAATATAACTTTTTTATTTACATATATTAAATAAAATGGTTTTTACACAACTGCTTGAAAATATAACTGACTTATTTTCTGGAAAGACAAAAAATGAAAATAATAGAAAAAATGAAATACCTCTTAACCAATTATCACAAGGATTAACCTATTTACAAAATAAACAAAATAGATTTAACGAAATAAATAATAAATCATCATTACTTGAACAATTCGATACAAGCGCATTAGATGAAACTACTCAAAATGAATTGCAAGTTTTAGATATGCTAAAGGAAGAATATAATCAAAAACTTTCACAATATTCCACATCATATAAGGGTTTTATGGAGAATTATTATAAAGCAACACAGGATGTTATTTCATGTAAGGCTGATTGTGAAAATAAACATAAACCTGGTACTCCTGAATGGAGTTATAGTAAATCTGCATGCCAAGCAGGGTGTGATCTTAAGGGACCATATGTATCTCAATGTAAAAGTAACTATAAAGGTTATAATGGTAAAAAATGCGATAGTATAACAAAAGGTAAATGTCAAAATGGTAATGTTGTTTTGGGGATGGATTCTACAGTAACAGATATAAATTACGCAGATAGTGATAATGTAACTATTAAAGATGGATGTTGCGAGTGCGGTGGTGGTATAGGAGGACCTCCTACATCTGAAATAAGTTCTTATAAAATTTATAAATGTGAAGATGTCCCAAAAGCATTAAAAATTCCATCAGGACAGGGAGGCTATACCGTAAATCGTTGTCATCAGGCTGTTCTTCCATCAGCACATGCAAATAAAAATTTATGGCAATCTTATTCAAAATTGTCAAATGAAAACCAAGACTTAATCAAAATGGCGCAAAATATTTTTAACAAAATTAAAAAATTAAAAACTACAGATAAAACCATAAATAAAAAAATTAAAAATGAAGAGACACATCTTAAAAATCAATTAGCACTTTATGAGAATGTATATGCGACTATTAAAAATTACGATGTATCCAAACAAATTACAATAGAAGGACAAGTTGAAGATAGTCTATTGAAAGAAAAAAGTCAATCGTTGCAATTATTTATATGGTTAAGTTTAGCAATTTTAACCTTTTCTTTAGTCATTCATAGAATTAAAAAATAATTTGACGTTTGATATAATTTTATAATTTATATAATTTAATATAATTTAATTATATATATATAATGGCAGATTTATTTCAATCAGGTAATATTCAGGAGAATACAGATGGTGGATCTTTAAGTATAGAGCAGAGAAATCAATTCAGTTCTCAAAGACCAGGACTGTTAACTGATAAACATGACAATACAATTAAAAATATTAAAGATCTACAAGAATTAGAAAAATATATGTTTCAAAATTTACAGTCTCTTAATAAAAATTCATCCGGATCGGTACAAGAAACAGATATTATTAAAAATCGCATTGGCGAATTAAGTTCTATGAGAGTAGCATTATTTAATCAATTAAAATCAATGTATAAAGATCAACAAACGCAAACTGCTAGTAGTAGAAGTAATTTAGCAGATCAATTAACAATGACTTCTGTTATTGATAACGAACTTACAAATGCACAAAGCCAATTAGATGTTTTAGAAAAAGAGTATTCAAATAAAAAAAGACTTGTTGAATTGTCTGAATATGAACATGATAGATATAGTTCTCACAAAAATGTGCTGAAAATTATGGTCTACGGTGCTTTAGGTGTTTTGATTATTGTGTATTTAATGTCTTTTCCATGGTTCCCAGCATCAGTTGGTATGCTATCTATTTGTATTATAATTGCGATTGTATTAATTTCTATTTCAGGAAGAATGTTAACAAATCTTACGAGAACAAGCCTTTCATGGAATAAATTTACATTTGATAGAAAACTTCCCCCTGATGACGTGTCTGGAGAAAAAAAAACAAAAAGTTTGTGGGATTTATTCGCTACTTCTTGTGAAAATATAAGAGATACTGCATACGCTACCGGAGCACTGGCAACCGGAGCATTAGCAAACGAAACGAATAATATTAATCTAAAAATGAACGAACTAAGTTCTCCCACTGAAAGTTTCACATCCTATGTAGAAGATAGTCATCCAAAAAATGCAGAAGAATTTTTTAATATTTAAATTTTAATTTTTATTTTTAATTTTTATTTTTAATTTTTATTTTTAATTTTTATTTTTAATTTCTATATATTATATATTATATGGCAAATCAAATGAATTCTGCTTTAAAATCTTTACAAAAAATACATAATCAACTTAATAATAGAGGTTCATTATCGCCTGAAATTTTAAAGAAAAATAAAATAGAAAAATTAAGGAATGAAATGATAAACGCTAAGAATAGAATGCATAATTCTCCAAATGAATATAATAGAGCAGAAAAAGCATATTATCTTGAAACAAAAGGATCTGATTATTATTCCACCATCCAACGAGATAAATATAAAAAAGAAGCCAATACACAAGTGAATTCGTGGAATAAAGAATTATTGAATAGTATGTTCGATAGTATTAAAAATTCTATAAATTATTACGAGTCTCAAAATTACTATGTAGGTAATGTCGATGAAGTATACAAATCGTATGATACCGATTTATCTGATCTAACACGGAAAATATATGATACTGAACAAACAAAGAACATAAATGAACGACTAGGACAATTTTATTATAATAATACCGAAACTGTTGATTGGTGGACTTACTATTTAAAAATCTTGTATTACGGATTAATTATTGTTTCACTTTTTATCTTTATATTTAAAAGACAATTTCGTCAAATAAAAATGTATATCTTTTTCGCAACCATCTTAATTATGCCATATATGCTTGATAAATATTATGCTTTTATTATGGGAATATTTAAACATATCAAACTTGATAACATATATTTTATTTTTATCGTAACTATGTTGTCTGTTATTGGTATATTGAATTTTACTAGTAAATTACCATTTAATGCGACATATATTTAATACAACATATATTTAATACAACATTCAATGTTATTTTTGTTTAGATTTATAAATATAATAGTTTTTAATTATATTTATTAACATATCGCCTTAGCCACAAAAAACATACCCACTAATCCCAGAACAAATCCAAAATGGTAATTAAATTGCATTGTTTTATAAATTTTTAACCATGCATTTCGTTGCTTTTCTGTTTCTAGGTATTTTACCATATAATCAGTTTTTGGGTATAATATATAATAAAAATAATTGGTAGTAAATGAAATCGCCAAAACCTGACATATATTTGATGTTCTATTTTGTTTTGTGTTTGAATTATTTACATATAAACTAGCAACTGATAGTACAAATCCTAATGCAAATCCCTGAAAATAAATCTTTCTTCTTTCTTGAACTATAAATTTATATCGTTTTTGATTATCAATACTAAGATCATCTAAATAAGAACCATGTAATTCTTTTTTATCAGTTAAAAAAGAAACAAAAATACTAGCACAAATAAAGGAGCCTGCTATTATACAATATGTTTGACAAACCATCTATATATATATTATATATTATATTCAGAGTATTTCTAATTTTTATTGATTATTTCTAATTTTTATTGATTATTTCTAATCACTATTTGACGTTTCTTCTTCTTCACTTTCATAATTATCATATATGATCTTATAACCCCACCATCCTATCTTACGATATTTTCCTAATGTTTTATTTAGATATTCATATAATTCTTTGGCTGCAGGTGCTCGCGTACCATAATTTTGAGGATACCATTCATTAAACTCAGCTCGAATATCGGTTTTCTTAATCTTATCATCATTATTACCTTTTGAAATCTTTTCTTTCTTAAATTGTGCCCAAAAGTCTTCTTTTTCTTGATATTCTTTAGATGCTTCTAGAACCATATCACAATCATTCACCTTACCCTCCATTTCATCACATTTTGCAACTAAAATGGATGTAAATACCTGAACCCATTTTTGGATTTTGGTTTCCAACTGATCATCTTTTGGGTATATCGGTCTTTCGGCATCGTCTACCAAACCTTGGCTTTTTTTTTCACAAAACTCCTTATGATCTAAAAATTCTGAACGAAAATCTACTTGACGAATTCTTCTCCAAGTACCCTTATCATTACTTTTAATTTCAAATAAACGATTTGTACAACAAACTAGTTCAAATTGAGGATAAAATTTCGTCATTTCTCTACTATACATTCCTCTACCTTCCATTTCATCTCCACCTACCATTTGCTTCATGACACCTTCATTTAAAATATCCCCAGCACTAGGTTCATCCATAGAAATATAACGCTTCCCCTTTAATAGTGCAATCTCTGGTGTAGGACCCCCTATACCCTTTCTTTTTTGAGTTACTAACGCTATATTCATTTTCCCACTATATTGACCCAGAACGAGATTCATAAGATTTACAAAAATAGATTTACCATTACCCCCTATACCAGTGTAAATATTGAATTTTTGATTGCGATTTGTTCCAATTAAAGCCGATGCTGCATGTTCCCACATATATTTCCTCAAATCCTTGTTTGGAAAAATTTTAAAGAAGAAATCATCTATTTCTTCCTTTATTTTTACCTGTTCAGGATTATTCTTGTCGAAAGGTATATAATTTGTTTTTGTTGAAAAACTAAGATAATCCTCAGCCTCTCCATTTCTAAATTCCTTTTTTTCAAAATTGTATACACCATTTTCAAAACCTAATAAATGTTTATTTGCATCTAATAAATCTATTAATTCTGGATTATAAAATAATTCCGCACATTCTTTCATAATATTATTTTTTTGAGCATTCATCTTAAGTTTAATAGCAATTCTATTATACATCGCAGCATGTTCTAGATATTTTTCTCTCTCGGCTGCGCTAATATTAGCATCTGCAGCCATATCCTTTTCACTTCTCGTTTTTTCCACATAAAGTTTATTTATCTTCTTAGAAAGTTCACTTCTCAATCCCGTACCACTATCATTTTCGACCCATCTATGATTTTGGAATTTATACCATTTATTATTTTTTATACTTACACAACAATATTCACCTTGAAATAGATGTTTCGTTAAAATAGCCAAATCTGTATCAGAACCATTACTTTCCAATGTACTATGTAAAAATCGATCTATGGAATTATCTCTAATTTTTTTATATTCATCAGGATTGTCTTTCTTAGCCCAATAATGTATAGATCTCCATGTATACCCATTGTTACCCATTTCAAGTTTCCATTTATTTAAAAGACCAGGTATATCATCCCAATTAAATTTTGGAGATTGTTGTGAAAATTTAAGCCATGTCCAAAATAAACCATCGTGTGTATTATGTAATGCCCATCCTACATTCAACCAATTTGCAAATGGTTCATAATATTTATCACTTAAACACATAACAATCTCATGTATTTCTTTTATATGATAATCTTTAATATCAAAGAATTGCATAACATTATCAATTATTGCATTTAATTCTTTTATATTTTTAGGAAATTTTGTAAGCATACTTGTCGAAACTGTAAGAAGTGCACCATTATATTGGACTGTTTTTCTGTTTTTCTTCTTCTTTGGTTTGGTATTTTCCG